ATACCACCGGGCATACCACCGGGCATACCACCGGGCATACCACCGGGCATACCACCGGGCATACCACCGGGCATACCACCGGGCATACCACTTGGTGGTTCTGACTCGTACATTTTCATAATAATAGGTTTTACTACTTCTTCTAATTCTTTCATTTTATTATTATACGTATCGGCAGTTTCATCTTGGTGTTCATTTAACCATGTAATAGCTTCTTCTACATTTGGTTCTGCTTCTTTCCAATATTTATCATCTTTTGCTTCTTTAAGACTATTTCTTGTATTATATACATAATTTTCTAATTCATTTTTAGCTTCTAGTTTTTTTTTGTTATTTTCATCTTCTTCTTTAAATTTTTCTGCATCTTGAACCATACGTTCAATATCTTCTTTACTTAGTCGTCCTTTATCATTTGAAATAGTAATCTTATTAGATTTACCAGATGAGGATTCAGTAGCAGATAATTGTACAATACCATTTGCATCAATATCAATTTTAACTTTAATTTGTGGTACTCCTCTAGGAGCAGGTGGAATTCCTGATAATTCAAATTTACCAAGGAGATTATTATCTCTAGTCAATGATCGTTCTCCTTCAAATAATTGAATAGTAACAGCAGGCTGATTATCTGAATAAGTACTAAAAGTTTGTTCTCTGCTAGTAGGAATAGTTGTTCCACGAGGTACTAGAGCTGTCATTACTCCTCCAGCTGTTTCAATACCAAGACTGAGAGGACATACATCAAGAAGGACAATTTCAGATAAACATTCAGCTTTTTCACCAGATAAAATAGCTGCTTGAATAGCAGCACCATAAGCTACGGCTTCATCTGGATTAATACTCTTATTTAGTTCTTTACCATTAAAATAATCACTTAAAAGTTGTTGTACTTTTGGAATACGAGTAGAACCTCCAACTAATACAATTTCATCTACATCACCTTTGCTAATTTTTGCATCTTTAAGAACTTTTTCTACTGGTTCAATACCAGATTTAAATAGATCAATACAAAGTTCTTCAAATTTAGCTCTGGTGAGATTAAGGTTAAAATCAACACCATCAGCTAGAGAATCTACTTCAATAGATGTATTCATAGAAGAAGATAGAATTTTTTTAGCTGTCTCACATGCAGTTTTTAATCTACGTAGTGCTTTAGGGTTACCTGTAATATCTATTTTATTTTTTTTCTTAATTTCTTGTTTACAATATTCAACAAGACGATTGTCATAATCACTTCCTCCAAGATGTGTATTACCAGAAGTAGCCAATACTTCAAATACTCCATCTTCAATAGATAGAAGTGAAACATCATGTGTGCCCACATATTGTTATCGCTAGGCTCTTTATCCGGATAATTATCCATTAAGGTCAATTCCTTAATTAGCTTCTTACACTTTCATGTAAGTTCAGACTATATCTTATTTAAATCTATTAACTAAATTTAAATCCTGGCATTCGTGGATATTTCACCATAAATATATTTATATTATATATTATAAACATATTATTAGGTTACTTTATCTAGTCGTTGAACCTTCAACTTCTTTTCAAAAGTTGCTTGGCTGCTGATTATCCATTGTAACATCTTTTTCTTTTTTACCGTACCTAGGTAATTACTCTAGCCACAAACTCATTCACATGGTTTGCTTGGTAGAAAAAGCTTTAGGAACTTCCAGTCAATTAACCAGGTTCTTAAAGTAAAAATTACTTTAAGGTGGAGTTTCACCACAGGAAGCAGCATAACAGTTAATATACTGTTTGAAGTTTACCTCCCATATCAAAAATTAAAATTTTTTGTTCTTTACTAGATTTTTTATCTAGTCCATATGCGATTGCTGCAGCTGTAGGTTCATTAATAATACGAAGTACTTCTAAACCAGCGATAGCTCCTGCATCTTTAGTTGCTTGGCGCTGTGCATCATTAAAATAAGCAGGGACAGTAATAACTGCTTGTTTTACATCATTACCAGTATATGCTTCTGCAATTTCTTTCATTTTAGATAGTACCATAGAAGATATTTCCTCAGGAGAAAAATCTTTCATTTCACCTTTATATTGTACTTCAATAAGCGGTTTATCATCTGCACCTTTTTTAACAGTATATGATAAATTATTAATTTCATCTTTTACTACTTGATCTGAAAATTTTCTTCCAATAAGACGTTTAGCATCATATACTGTATTTTTTGAATTACTAGAAGCTTGATTGCGAGCAGAATCTCCAACTAAACGTTCAGTATCATTAAAAGCAATCATAGATGGTGTTGTACGATTTCCTTGATCATTTGCAATAATTTCTATTTTACCATTTACAAAAACTCCTACACAACTATTAACAGTACCAAGATCAATACCAATAGCAACCTTCTTTTTATTACTAGACATTTATAGAGATATTAATATTTTTATCTTTAAATATTTTTTTTGTAAATTAATAATATATATAAAAATATATTATGGATAATTGTTTAAAACCATTTATAACTTATGATTGGACAGAAAAGGGTAGTGAAACTTTAGGAAATAGTTGTTGGTTAGATTCTTTATTTGTTGCATTATTTCATAATAATACTGAATCTATCAAAAGATTTGTAGATGATCTACAACCTAAAATATATAATAATTCTGTTAATGTACAATTAGAAAAATATAATAATGAAATAATTCAACTTATAAAAGAACAATATAATATTATAAACGAATCAAGTGAGTCATACGATACAACAAATAAAAAAATTATAAGATGTCGTATAATTAGACTTATATTAGAAGAACATAGAAAATTATTAAGAGGTAAGAATTTGTTTAACATATCTGACTATGACTATAATTCTTTTTTAGAAATGAATAGTGTATTTGAGTTATTAATATATTTAAAAAACTATGTATTAGATACAAATAGTTTTAATAATATAAACATTAAACAATTATTAAGTTTAGAAGAAGAGTTTATAAATAATTCAAAAGATATTCAAATTATTAATATGCACTATGAAATTTCTCATTTTTCAATATTACAACCACGTATAAAAGAAAATTTAAATAACTATTATTTAAATTCTATTATTGTACATAATGGATTACATTATATGTGTTATTATAAATGTAATAATAATTGGTATTTTTATGATGATATGGGTATAAAAATATCTTCTGACTATAGAAATAAAAATACACGTACAATATTTATAGGTGATTTAACTGGTGTAATTTATCATCATATTGAACAAATTACAAAACTTGAATATAAAGGCTACTTAGAAATAATGTTGTTATATTTAAAAAATAATTCACAAGAAGAAGAAAGAGTCAGACAAGAACAAGAAGACGAAATATTAGCACAAAGAATTAGTCAACAAGAAATGAACCAATTACAACAAAAAAAAGAACAACGAGAACGACAAGTACAAAAAGAAACAGATGAACTACGAAAAGAAATAGAAAGAGAAAAACAAGAAAGAGCCAGACAAGTACTAAAAGACAACGAATTAGCAACACAGTTAAGAAAACAAGAAGAGGAAGAAGCTAGACAAGAACGAGAACTACTAGTACAACAAGAAACAATCAAACTACGAAAAGAAATAGAAAGAGAAAGAGAAAGAAAACAACAAGAACAAGAACAAGTTAGACAAGAACAAGAAAGAGCCAGACAAGAAATAGACCGACAACAATTAGCCCGACAAGAACAAAAAGAACGACAAAAAGCAGAAGAAGAAGAAGAACGAGTTAGACAAGAACAAGTCAGACTACAACAAGAACAAGAAAGAGTCAGACAAGAAATAGCCCGACTACAAGAAGAAGAAGAACGACAAAAAGCAGAACGAGTTAGACAAGAACAAAGAAAAGCAGAAGAAGAAGAAATAAAAGCAAAATTATTAAATAAAACTGATATTATATCATTAGATAAATTAAATAATTTATTATATCAATATTTTAATATGACTAAATAAATTATTTAATTTATTTATTTAAAATATAAACAACATTTAACATATTTTCTAAGTTCTTTTATTATAATTTATAAATAAGAATCTATGAATAACAAGTAGTTAAATTTTTAGTCTCAATATTATTATAATGAAATATATATTTTTAATTATTAATTTTATAACTTATTTTATTACAATAATAAGTTTTAATAAATTTTATTATAAAAATATAATAATAAAAAGTAAATTATGTAATTTGTGTTATACTAGACCTATATATTATAATAATTCTAAAAAAAGATTATTAAAAACGTATAATAATTGTATATATATAAATGAAAAAAATAATTTTAATTGTAAAAATATAAATAATTTTAATAATAATACAAAATGTATTATATTTTTTAATAATGAAACAATAGATATTTGCTTTAGAGGTACTGTTAATTACTTTAATATATATTCTAATATGCAAATATGTTTAACAAATTATAATAATATTCAAATTCATAGTGGTTTTTTAGACCAATATTTACAAATAAAACAAGAATTATTTACTAATATTGATATTATTATTAAAAATAATAATATTAAAAATATATCTTTATCCGGCCATTCATCAGGCGGAGCCATTGCAAATATTGCCTCAATTGATTTTTGTAAAAAATATAACAATACAAAAATTATTTGTGTTACATTTGGATCTCCTAAAGTTGGTAATACTAATTTTGTTAAAGAATATAATAAATATGTAAAAAATTCATATAGAATAGTTAATAAAAATGATATAATTGAACATTTACCGTTTCCTTTTTTATATAAACATATTCATGAGTCAATTTATTTAGAAGAAAATAAAAAAATTACAATAAATGATATATTATTAAATATATATAAATATTTTAGATATAAACATCATATTCTCACATATATTAAAAATTTAATGATTTAGTTTAATTTTTTTGTAATTTAAATATTTATATTTATATTTTAAATATTTGTGTTTATACCCCCCTACTAATTCTTCCCCTACTAATACTTCCCATCCTTCTTCTAATTTTCTTTGTTGTTCTTCTTTTATTTTATCTTCTTCTTCTTTTATTTTATCTTCTTCTTCTTTTACATTGACTTTAAAATTTTTATCAATATCATTATCTGTTGTTACTTTATAATTAATATCATTAAAATATTTTTTAATTATTTTGAACATTTGTTTTCCAGTAATTGGATCTCCACATATATCTTCTACTAATTTTTCATTTATAACTATATTATTATTCTTTATTCTTATTATTTTATCATTTGTATTATAATGGACAATTTCAGTATTTTCTAATTTTGTTTTAAATTTAAAATGATGTTTTAATGCTTCTCCATGAGTAAAACATAACAGTTTTTTAATTTTTTCATCAGATTGTAGATTTGGTGACATTTCATGTTCAATAAAATGGTTTATATTAACTGAATACTCTGGATATACAGAAGTATGTGGTATAAAATATTCAATTTTAATATTATTCATAAAATAATATGATGTTGTACTAATCATTAGCAATTGTATTTTTATTTTAGAATATTCTAAAATATTTTCTATATTAGTATCTGCATATATAGAAAAATTATTTGTTCTATCATTGTCATTTAAGAATAATAATATATTATCGTAAATATCATATATATTACCAGTTTTATAATTAATTATTATTTTATTTTTATTCAATAATTCTATTTCATTTAATAAATATATAAATTCATGTAATAATCCACTTCTATTTTCTTTTATAGGTGCTAATAATTTCTTAATTGTATTTTTATATTTATCAAGATGATTATTTAAATGTAATAATGCTACTAAATCATACATTATGTGAACAAACTCATAATCTATATAATTGTCAAAATATTTTTGTTGAAACCATGATTTTATATAATTAATCATATTATCCAAATTTTCTTTTTGAACAATACTATTTTGTTGATCGCTTATACCTACATATGTACCATATTGTGCTGTATTTTGATGTTCAATTAAATATGGGTTTAACGTTAATGTAATTGATTTATTTAAACTTTTCCTTCTTAATGCTAAACAAGCAGTCATTATTGTTCTTAAACTTGGAGAACAATAATATTTATCAAAATCCATATCTATTATTTTATTATTAATACCTAGATTGACTGCTTGTTGTATTCCTTTATATGATAAGGGTGGATGATACATTTTTCCTAAAAGATGACTAATATTTGAACAAGATTCAGCATGTCTTGCAAAATAGAATTCTACGGTATTATTTTTTGCTTTTAGTTGTATTTGTGAATTTTCTAATCCACTCATTTATATATATATTATTAATATTTTAAATTATTATTTGTTTAATTATACTGTTTAATAAAGTATAATTTTCATCTGATTTATCTTTTGATAAAAACTTTACACATATATTTGGTTTATACAAAGATATCTCAACTTTTGATTTAAATTTTTTAATCTCACCTATATTTTTAGTGTCATTTGATATATACCACGATGAATCGTCTTTATTAATAATTTGTAAATCATTAGAAATAAGTAAATCATTTATTTTATGTATTTGTAAAATACATTCACTTTCATTAAAATTATTAATGAATTCATCTGAACTAATATATATAGTATCTTCTATTTTTTTACTAATTTTATTAATTTTATCTTTTATTTTTAATTGATAATCCCTAATTATTAAATAAAAATTAGATAATTGTTCTTTAATATTATTTTCTATTAATAAATATTGAGAATTTAAATTTTTTATAAGCTCATAAATTTCAGTTATTTCTTTTATAGTTTCAATTATATCATCTTTAATATAATTGTATTTTTCTGATTTAATTTTAATTAAAGATTCTAATAATGTTATAGAACTATGTAATTTATGCAGTTCTTCAAATACATACGAACAATAAACAATAGTATATTCTTTGTCATTTTTTATAAATTTTTCTATATCTATTGTTTTTTTACCAACAATACCACTTTGTATAGAAATAAATAATGCATAATTAATATTTGTACTTTCCATATCATATTTTAATTTATCAATTTCTTTTTGATCTATTACATTTTGATAATTTTTAATTTCTAATAAAAATTTATCATTATTTGGTGTTGTTACAATAGCATCTGCAGAATGTGAAACGTGATTTGTTTTTTCAAAAGAAAAATTTTGATAATCATTTTGAAAAATTGTATAAATCATATTTTCTCCAATTTCACCTCTTTTTTGAGATATTTTTGAAAATCCAAAAATATCTTTAGTTATTTGTTGTAATTGCTGAACTGATTCTTTTATTTGATATGATTCATAATCATTGTTTTTTTTGTATTCATACCAATCTAAAAATAAATTTTTTGCTATAATTTCAAGTTCATCTTTATTATATTTATTGTTTAAATTTTTGTAAATATCTTCAGGTATTTTGATTGTAATTTCCATTTAATATTTATTAGTAAATACTATTTAAGTTTATTAAAATAAAATTCAATTTTATTAAAAAATAAAATCTATATTAAATATATTATAAAAATGAGCACAAATACAAGTGCAACTACAACTACAAGCACTAATTCTTTACAAGATGTTATTAATACTACATCAAATACACAAATAACACCAATTACACCAATTACACTAATTACACCTAATACACCAAGTGTACAAATTACACGCAGTGCACGAAATGCATTAAATACTCAAAAAGAACCAAATACAACTTCAGTAACTAGCGAAACACCGAAAGCACCTAATACACAAAGTACGACTGTTTCAGTAATTAGCAAAACACCGAAAGCACCTAATGCACAAAGTACGACTGTTTCAGTAATTAGCGAAACACCGAAAGCACCTAATACACAAAGTACGACTACTTCAGTAACTAGCGAAACACCGAAATCACCTAATGCACAAAGTACGACTACTTCAGTAATTAGCGAAACACCGAAAGCACCTAATACAAAAAGTACGACTACTTCAGTAACTAGCGAAACACCGAAATCACCTAATGCACAAAGTACGACTACTTCAGTAACTAGTGATAAACCTAGCGCACAAAATACAACTTCTGTTACTTCAGTAACTAGTAATACATCAAATGCACAAATTAATAAGTATAATACTATTAAAAATATAACAAATAAATTTAATACAAAACAAATTAATAAAAATTATTTAATTTTATTAATTTTTATATTTTTAATATACTTTATAGGATTATATACATTATTAACAAGTAAAAATAAATATGATAATTTATATAATTGTAAATCTGATAAATTTATAATTAACTTAAATATAGGTATATCATATTTACAAATTGGTTTTAGCATAATATTATTATATATAAATAGAAAATATATAAGTGATTTATTATCTGATAAATATTTGTCAAATATTATAGTTATGTTAGCATTAATATATGTTTTATATATTATCAGTATTTTACGATTAACATATATATTAATGAACATTGATAATTATAAAGAAAAAGATTTTTGCTTTTTAACAAAATATTATATTTTAATTCAATGCTTACAATGTATTTTATTTATATTTTATATTTATAATAATTTTTAATATATTAATATACATCTAAAATTGTTGCGGATGGATTAATAAAAGTTGTTGTAATCCATTTTGGTTGCCAATAATGTGGTAATACTTTTATGTTATCTTCTCCAAATTTATCAACAAATAATTGTTTATAATATTGTTGTTCAGCTTCATTCTTATCTTTTGCTAAAGTATCGTCTAAAGAATCATGAATAATTTCATACCATCTTTTATCTTTTGAACTTATAGCATCAGAAAAAGCATCTTTTTTTCTCCATAATACTTCATCTGGAAGATATCCTTGATTATCAAAAGCTTTTCTAAGCCACCATTTTTCAATACCTTTATATTTAGGGTGCCTCCATTCTGGAGGAATTTCCCAATAAGCTTCTATAAATTCAAGATCAAGATACGGAACTCTACCTTCTAATCCCCAATAAGATATACATCTATCCGCTCTTCTACCATCAAATAAATGAATTTTTTCTACATATTCTTTTGCAACTTTATGCAATTCTTCACCATTTGGTGCATAATAATTAAATAAATAAGATGAACATACTTCGTCTGGACCTTCTCCAACTAATACAACTTTAGCATCAGAATTATTACTTATGTATTTACTTACTAAATATTGTCCAACTGATGCTCTTATTGTTGTTACATCCCATGTTTCTGTAACCCATGAAACATCATTGATACTATTAATTGCTTCTTCAGGTGTAAATATTACTTCTGTATGATTAGAATTTATAAATTTTGCAACTTTATTTGCATATTCTAAATCCGTACCATTTTTCATACCACAACAAAAAGTATCTATTGGTTTATTTAATATTTTACTAGCAACAGCTGCTACTAAACTACTATCTACACCACCTGAAAGTAGAAATGCTAAAGGCCTATCCGACATTAATCTTCTTTTTACTGAATTAATAACTGCATTTCTAATTCTTTCCAAATAATACTCTTCTGGTTTATCATAAATTGGTTTTATATCATAAATTGTTTTAAAATCAATTAAATTATATGTTTTATCAGCATTATATGTAAAAATATTTCCTGGTGGAAATTCCTCCGCTTTATTCATACCTTTTATTTCCGATGAAAAACGTATTTCTTTATCATCCTTATAATAATATAAAGGTCTTACACCAATATGATCTCTAGAAGCTACTAATTTTTTAAAATTTTGTTTTTCATCAAACTCAATAATAATAAAAGAAAATTCACCAATTATTTTGTTTTGTTTAAAAATATCTACAAATTCTTCAAATTGTAACTTTTCATATAAATATAAAATTGTTAAACAATCTGCATTATTATTTATTGATAAATTATATTCTTTTATTAATTCTTTAAAGTTATAAATTTCTCCATTACATATTAATAATTTATTATTATGTATGTATGGTTGCGATCCATTAAAATTTGTTTCTAAAATAGCTAAACGATGAAATCCAATAGCTATGTTTTTTATCTTTTGATAAACAGACATATCGGGACCTCTGTTTTGTATTTTTATATATTCATGATAATAATCATTATCACTGATGGATAACCATATACCACACATTTAATATTTTTAATATTAATTATTTTTTTATATTGTTTATTAAAAAATATATTTGTTTATAAAAAAAATACTATTTTTTTCATTCATATTATTTATATTATTATTTTTATGAAAATTATGTTTTTTTCATAAAAATAATAATATAAGCTTTATCTCTATATTGAAATAGTGTTTCTTTTTGTTGTGAAGTTAATATCATATAATTTAAATATATATTTTAATAAATTTATTAAAAAAATTTGTACTATATATATAATGAATGATAATATTGGTAATTATCCGAATATATCCGAATTAATATTAAGTAATAGTACTAGAATTTTATCTTTATCTGATATACATGGTGATATTCATAGTTTAATAATAGCTTTACGAGATTGCGGTGAAGTCATTAAAAAAGAAAATTTTATACATGATAAAGAAGATAGTGAATTAGAATCATTATTAAATATTGATATTTCGGAAAAAGACAATGGATATATAGACACGTTAAATTATAATTGGATTGGTAATGATACACATATTGTAATAATAGGTGATTTTTTAGATATTAATCGAAATAGTGATTCAATATTAAATAATATTGAATATCCCCAAATTGAAATAAAAATATTCAGATTTATAAATGCTATTAATAAACAAGCAATCATAAAAGGCGGAAGAATTATAAAAATGTTTGGTAATCATGAAATATATAATATGATGGGGAAAAAAAATTTTATAAAAAAATATTCATTTCCTAATACATTTAAACTAAATAATTATTATAGAGGACATAATAGAGTTGAATGTTTTCAATATGGAAATGAAGGTTATAAATTAATGTTAGAAGATGGAATGTATATATTATTTAAAATTAATAATAATTTATTTGTTCATGGAGGACCGACTAATAATTTTGATTTTAGTGATTATAACAGAATAAATAATATTATAAATAATAATGATTATTATTATATAAAAACAGAAATTAAAAAATTTTGTGATTATGAAACAAGTTTATCTCCATTATTAACTAGAATTTTTGGTAATTTTTCTTCAATAAATAAAAGAATATATGATAATGATGAATTTTGTAATAATGTTAAAAAAATATTAATAAAAATTAAAGGTAATGAATATTTTAAAGATGATATTAAAAAATTAAGAATAATTGTTGGTCATTGTGTTCAAAGTTTATCAACTATTTTTAATAAAAAAAATATTACTTTTAATTACATTAATACACAAGAAACAACTAATATAAAAGAAGTTTTAGAACCAAAATTAGAAAAAATAAATAATGATGATAGACGTGGAGTACCAAATAAATTAACTTTAATTGATGAATATAAAAGTGATTATTTAAAAGATAAATATAAAAGTGATTATTTATTTAATAGTAATAAATTAATAGTTAATAATAATAATAATTATGATGTAAAATATAGAGGTTTTGCTAATTTAGAAAAAAGAATAGTTTTTGGTATTACAATGGAATGTGATAATGATTTAAATTCTGCTGATAATTATATATATAAAGTAGATGTAGGAGTTTCAAGAGGTTTTGATAATAATTTACAACCTACTAAAGAAGATATTAAAAATTTATCTAATGAAGAATTAGAAAATAAATATTATTTATCAAGAACACCTCAAATACTTGAAATACAAAATAATAAACCAAAAATAATAAGATCATTATTAAATAATACAAAAATACACCAATATAGAAAATATGAATATAAATATGACTATAAATATAAAAAATATAAAAATAAATATTTTTATTTATTAAAAAATATTTATCTATTGTATTATTAAATGACTTTACAAATTAACAATAATTACAAAACTAATACTTCTAAAAAAGATTTTGTAATTTCAACTGATAATACTGATCTATGCTATATATTACATAAAGAATATAATAATTATAATAATGTTAATGATGCAAAAATAAATGATAATATTATATTGTCTAAACATGGAATATGTGGATTTAATAAAGATGATAACAAAATATATAAATGTCCACCTGAACAATGTTGTTCTAATAATATGTGTACTGTTGATTTAGAACAATGTAAAACAATAAATTTTAATGGTTTTGAAACAGTACAAAAATATATTGATAATAAAACAATATTAAATCATACAAATAATAATAAAGATAATACAGATAATACAGATAATACAGATAATACAGATAATACAGATAATACTGATAATACAGATAAAATTGAAAATATTATATTTTATGTTAATAATAATTCAGATCTATTAAAAATAAATGAATTAAAAAATATTAATAATAAATTTTTAAATATAATAATAAAAAAATCAAATAAAAATTATGCAATTCGAAAATCAAATAATAAAATATATAATAATAATGAGATATATGAATTAATTAATGAATTATTAGTTTTTAAAACAAATAATAATGATACAATGCCTAAATATAATTTGCCATTTTATCTTATTATTTTATTTTGTTTTTACGTTTTTTTTATAAAAAAAACATCATTATCTAAAATTTCTTGGACTTCTTTGGCTTTTGGAGCTTTTTAGGAAATGATTTAAAAGCCATAGGATCGCCTTTATCTGTGTCTGCGGTATCTGGTGTCTTTGTAAGATCAATGATCTCACTAGCCTTGTTAGACATGCTCAATACAAATAATAAATAATAAATTTATTATTTATTTAATTTCTCAATTTTTTTTAATAAATAAATTTACACATAAATATATAAATATATATAAACAAATAATAACAGCATCTGTTGCATTAGATGTATATACTACGTCAGTTGCATTAGATGTATCTACTACGTCAAATATGTTAGTTGTGTCAGGTAGAAGAACTGATTAGACACCTACTAAAGACCAAGCTACAGCTGCATCAGCTGCAATAGCTTCGGCTTATTCTATGGCTTCGGCTTCAGCCAATGACCGAGCTACAGCTGCATCAGCTGCAATAGCTTCGGCTTATTCTATGGCTTCGGCTTCTGTGGCTTCGGCTTCAACTAATGACCAAGCTAAAGACTAGCATCTGCTTCATTGGCGACAGCCAATGCCTCTTGTGCCTCTACTTCTTGAGCAACAGCCAATGCCTCTTGTGCCTCTACTTCTTGAGCAACAGCCAATGCACTAAGGGCATCAATAAAATCCTGGGCTTCTTGAGCATTGTCTCGTGCCTCCTGATACGCTTCGCCGGCGGCAATCAAAAGTGACTCATTTGGCTTATTAGAAGCTGCTAGGCTTGCACGCTCGGCACGCTCTGCACGCTCGGCAAGCCGAGCGGCTTCATTGTACTTTCTCGCTGTATCCCTGAGCAGGATGGCAAGACTGCCTATTAAACTTGACATTACTTTGTAAAAGATAAAAACTAAACAAATTTCCATGATAAAAAATATTCAATTTTTTTTATTATTAATCTGTTTATATTTGGTTCTTATAAAATAATTAATTTTATAAGAATATAATCTATACTATTCTAAATGAAGAAAAAAACTTTTTGTTAAAAATATAAATAAAATTATAACTAATAAATATAAACAAATTATATTATAAAAAGATGTGTTTAACTTTTAGATTAAATTTTTGTTACTATAGTGTAAACATAGATCAATACAGTATTAAGTTGTCTGAGATTTTAGCGATACATGATAGTGTAAACACAGATCAATACTGTCTGAGTTATCTGAGATTTTACCGATCCATGATATCATCGATCTTATCTCGCATCATAAAAAATTGATCATCTTTTTTCTTGATTTCTTCCATGATATCATCGATCTTATCTCGCATCATAAAAAATTGATCATCTTTTTTCTTGATTTCTTCCATGATATCATCGATTTTATCTCGCATCATAAAAAATTGATCATCTTTTTTCTTGATTTCTTCCATGATATCATCGATCTTATCTCGCATCATAATAAATTGATCATCTTTTTTCTTGATTTCTTTCATGATATCATCGATCTTATCTCGCATCATAAAAAATTGATCATCTTTTTTCTTAATTGCTTTAATCATGTCTAAAATGTTGTTCTCGTAAGACAACTTCAAGTTATTAAGTGAGGCAATTTTGCCTAAAGCAATACTAATTATAGTAATAGCTACAATAGCGACAAAAGCTATCATAATACCAAATTGAAGTGATAGTGACCACATCACTAAAATGAAATATAAAAAACATAAGGAATTTTAATGTTAAAAAAACTCAATTTTTTTTACATAAGGTATATTTAAATTTAGTTCTTATAATTTAATAAACAGTCTTTTTTACTATATAATCATATAGCAGTATAAATAAATATGAGACACAAATAATGTATATGTAATAGATAACAATATACCAATTAAGATTAGAGTAACATATTAAGTAGGTTAAATTTAGCTTTGTACTTGAGTAGTCTCGAAATCGTTAAGCTCATTATGAAGCTAATTAAGCTTTTAGATCTGGATAGCATTGAGGATGTAAAACTCGATTTGGTAGTAATAAATAAACAAAAAACTAAAAACTAAAAACTAATTAAATATATGTTAAATATATGTTAAATTTTCTAAACTTATTTTGTGAAAATAAAAGAAAGATATTAAACAGTATTTTTTGTATAATAGATTTTATACGTTTTTCGAGGAGCTTTGGGCATTTCTTTATCTGTTGGTTGGTCTCTTGGAGTAATATATCCAATATTACTATAATCAATATTATCGAAGATATTGGTAATATCTTGAATATCTTTCTCAGTGAGGATAATATCAATGATATCGGTAATATCCATATCATCTTTCTCAGTTTTCTCAGTTTTCTCTTCTATATCACATGGATAATTGATCTTATGAACAATGTTATTCATGAAATCAGTAACATCTTGAGCATCTTTCTTAGTGAAAATAATATATTCAGTATCATCGCAAGGATGTATTAGCATCCTTAAGGCTGTAGCTTCACATGTGTCTATGTGGTATGGATAATTAATATCATGATGTTCCATGTTGCAAAAATAATATTATTTAATTAAATTATCATAAATTTAATTTCTCAATTATTTTTGTAAAACAGATATAAAATAAATTTTTTTACTGTTTACGCATTACGATTTTTCTTAGGTGCTTTTGGCATGCTTTTGTCTGTAGGTTGATCTTGTGGTGTCATTGGACGATTGTGATAATTGATGTTATTAGTGTTGTAGGTGATGTCGGTAATGATATTTTTGTAGGGGAGGAACACCTTAGTAAGAAACTCATCTGATTGATCCATTTGATAGAATAACAAATATTATTCAATAAAGTTATTATAAATTTAATTTTTCAATTTTTTTTGTTTATAAAATAATAATATTCTAAAAATTGGCATTTTTTGGCATCCTGAATGCAAGGCTTATTAGGCGTCTTTAGAATGATGTATTTATCATAAATTTAATTTCTTAATTTTTTTATTAATATTAAATTAATAATAATTTAGATAGTTTAGATAATAAATTAAATATAATACATATGTCATTATTATTTGTATTTATAATTCTTTTAATATATTTTGTAATAATAAAAAAACTAAACATAGTTGAATAGTAGATATTGACTAGTAAAAATATATAATAGTATGTTGTAAGTTTGCTTTGTTAGCTTCGTGAATCATATAGCAAGTTATATTTAATTTCTATTGTGTATAACAGTAATAAGATATAAACAAAACACTGGCTTTGATACTGTTATTGGTCATGGTGCTACTGCCTTTAAGGTTTTAGTTTTCCTAGTGAATGCATTAGCTATCTTCTTATCAAATTCAACCTTGGTGTTGGTATCAAGACTGGATATAAAGTTGGCGATTTGTGTCGCTATAACTCTAGCTTGGGTATCCTGTTCATACCTGAATTTGGCGATTTGTGTCGCTATGATCTTAGATCGGGTATATTGGTCATACCTAAAGTTGTCGTTTTCTACTGCATTGACTTCTACTGTAACTTTAGGTACTGTGTTGTCTGTAGGTAATCTTGTATAATAGGTATAACAGGGTCTAGGGGGGTGCAAAATGATGGTACTCATAGTACCATCTTTGTTAATGATGGTTCTATGATTTCGAAGATACCACGCTTTATCCAGCTGAGGCTGAGGCTGAGGCTGAGGCTGAGGCTGCGGCTGCGGCTGCGGCTGCGGCTGCATGCTTATATCTAAAAATTATATTGAAATTATTATAAATTTAATTTCTCAATTTTTTTTAATAGATAGTGTGTTATTATTATATCTAATTAATGTACGTATTCATTATGTATAAAAATAAATAAATTATAAAAACTAATGAAAATAGTCATAATATATAAACAAAACATATTCTCAACTCAATAAACATATTATTATCACAATATTTATTGATAAGAATAATTGTGTATTTGATTACTCTTAAACTGTAATATCATCTATCTGCAATAAGTATTACCTACATTATAAATAGTTTAGGTATCTGGTACTTATGCTCTGGTTTAGACGTAGTCTTTGGCTCTAACTTAGTCTTTGTTCTTAGCATCCATACCGGCCTTAGCATCCATTGCAGCCTTCATAATAACACAGAAAGCTTTTGCTTCGGCATTACTAAAGCTATCTGCCTTCATAGTAGCGGCCAAGACCTCAGGAGAATCATTGCCTATTTCTTGAGTTGAAGTCTTTACCAAAGATTTCAGAGCATTGCCAAAAGTACATGCTTTTTCTTTAGTCTTTATAACAGCGACAAAGGCTTTGGTAATGACTTTGTTCGAGGCATTCTGAGCTACGGCACAAGTCAAAACCTTGACTTTGTCCTCTAACTCGGTAAAGGCATTCATAGCATTGACATACAATAAGTCAGCAGTTAGGACGACCGTTTGCTTTAAAAGCTCAATGTCCGTACTATTTTTTTCGAGCTCGTGCATGTAGTTTGCTAATTTTTCTATATTGTCTTGTGGTGAAGACATGTCTTTATTAGAAGAATAACAATTATTATCTAATAAAATTATTTTTTCAATTTTTTATATATAAACAAAAATATAACAGTATATGTTAAAATAATAGCTGTTGAAACAGTTGTTTAGATAACATAGAGAAAGAGCCTATACTGCTTCGGTAACAGCATGTGCATAGGTGGTGTCTGTGACCAAGAGCCTAGACAAGACCAGCTATGTGAACCGGAGCGGCTTCGGCGTACTAAGCTACAAGAGCAAGAGCCGCAGCCTCGTTAGCTGCAAGAGCTTCGTCGGCCTTAGCGTACTCAGCTGCAAGAGCAAGAGCCGCAGCCTCGTTAGCTGCAAGAGCTTCGTCGGCCTTAGCGTACTCAGCGGCAAGATCACGAGCCACAGCCTCATCAGCTGCAAGAGCTTCGTCGGCCTTAGCGGCCTCATTAGCTGCAAGAGCACGAGCCACAGCCTCATCAGCTGCAAGAGCTTCGTCGACCTTGGCGTACTCCGCTGCAAGAGCACGAGCCACAGCCTCGTCGTCCTGAACCACAGTCTCGTTGTACTGAGTCGCAAGAAGACGAACCGCGAAAGCACGAGTCGCAGCCTCGTCGT